TAAAAGCATTGGTATCACTATTGCTTTCGTAGGCAGTTTTTATTTCACTTGCAGTTTGATCTGCTGTTGCTCCATCTTCTACATTTAATATTGATCTAGCTTCTGTTGCTGTTAAAAATTGTGGATCGCCAGTACCACTAGCTTCACGACCCAAAATCCTGCCTGTTGGCATATCTGCTAATTTTGAAGTTGCGATAGCGTTGTCACTTATGTCTGATGTTGAGACAGATGTTAAGAATCCAGCACCATTTGTAAGTTGATTTGTATTGGTTACATTCGTAGCTCCTACCGCAATTCCATCTAACTTTGTTTTAAGTGCATCTGTAAAGTTATTTTGTGTTAAACCTCCATCTCCTACAGATAATTTATTAGTCAGATTTGTATATGAAATATCAATATTGGCAGAACCATCAAAAGACGTACCAGCAATAGTTCTTGCTGTAGCTAGCGTTGCTGCTGTAGAGGCTGCAATACCAAGAGCATCTATATCTGATTTAGTCTGATCTGCTGTCGCACCTGTCTCAATACCATCTAATTTAGTTCCATCGGTGGCTACGTCACGACCATCAACCGTTCCAGTGACAGTAATGTTACCTGTTACATCAAGACCGCTATTACAATCTACATTTCCATAGAAGTCAGCAGTCCCATCAGATGAAATTATTAATCTAGAAGCACCATTTGTTGTATCTCTAAATTCTAAACCACCATTGTGGTTTTTTATCATAAAATCAGAGTTGTTATCTGAATCTACGAAATTTAAAGTTGGAAGAGTACCTCCAATAGTTATTTGACCAGTAGTAGCTATATTTTGCGATCCAAAGTTAGGACTAATTTTTGTACCTGCAATAGCAGCACTAGCGTTTATATCGGCATCAACAATACTAAGGTCAGATATGTTAGCACTGGTAACAGTTATAGCTGTGGGTAACGCTCCAGTTGCTAACTTGCTCAAAGATATGGCTGCACTTCCACTAATATCAGCATCAACAATACTTAAATCACTTATATTCGCACTGGTAACAGTTATAGCTGTAGGTAAAGCACCTGTAGCAAGTTTTGTTAAAGCAATCGCAGCATCACTAGCTATTTTTGCGTTATTAACTGCTCCATTATCTATAGTGGCTACCGTTCCACCGCCACTTATAACAATGTCACCT